CGTCTGCATATTGTATAGTAGTCATAATAATTACCTCTACGTATAAATACAAAAAGAGCCCTGGAATACAATTCCAAGACTCTTTCTGTGACCGCCCAGCAGTCATCCGCTAATACTAGCATTATAGCATAAGCAAAAATCTTGTCAAGTATTCCACTAAAATAAATTAATGGCGAATTCAATAGCCTTAATTGGATTACTTATTGCATCTCAAAACCTTTCTATAACAACCAGCGCCGGATTACATCGCTTTTTCAATCTCATCCGCGTCGGACTTGCTGAAATCATCCCGCATAATGTGTGCCAGTGCATGCTGATAGGCAATCATCTGCCTGGCCTGGCTGATCCTGGCATTTATGAAAATGGAAAAGCTGCCATCCTCGTTCGGATGGACTTCTTCCTCCACGGCGGTATCCATGTCCAGAAAGTATACCCCGATGGCTTCTGTCAGCAGTGGGTTATTCATATCGTTCTCCTTTAGCACGGTTCGTCCGGATCGCCTTTTTCCTGAGCTTTCAGGCTCTTCATAAATTCGATGTGTGCTTTCAGGCGTTCCGGCGGTATGTCCCTAGCCACGTGGAAGAGAGTGCGAAGTTCCGGATTCTCAAAAGCTTCCTGGGCAATCTGGCGGGTCTCATCGTTAAGATAGTAGGGCATTTCTGATTGCTGCATATCATTGTGATCCTCAACCAAATCTGCTTTTGAGATACCAAAGTAGTTTGCCATCAATTCTATCTTATCAATACGTGGGTAAGAGTTGCCTTTTACCCAATCTGTAAAAGTTGTATATTTAACGCCCAAAGCATCACACATTTCTTGCCGGGTCTTATCATATTTATCCATGTAATATCGGATATTCTTTGCCATTATTTCTTTATTTCCAAGATTACTCATAGACGCAACCTCCTTATGGTTTGATTATATGATTATTCCGTAAAAAAATCAAGATAAACTTAAAAAATTACGAAAAAACCGTTGACATTACGGTTAAACCGTAGTATAGTGAGCGTAGAAACGGAAAGGAGGAGATGAGAGTGCAGAAAGTAAAGTCCCGCTTCACATTAAAAACTGCCCGGGAAATGAAACGTTATACCCAGGAAGAAGCGGCGAAACGTATAGGTGTAAGCGTGGATACGCTCGGAAATTATGAGCGTGGCAAAAGCTACCCGGATATTCCAGTGTTAAGAAAGATTGAAGAGGTTTACGGTATTCCGTATGAGCAGCTTATTTTTTTACCCTTGGATTACGATAAAACCGTAAATCTGATATAGAAAGGAAGCGAGTTGCGTGGAAAAAGTAGATA